GAGGCTCGAGAGTGGTCCACGTATTCCGTCACTGCGTTAAAAGCATCCCAGTACGTGAGCCCGTTGTTCCCGGCACCACGCACGAAACAGCGATGCGACTTCAGGACGCAAGCGAACCATTAGGCCGACGGCGCGCTTTTCAGGCGCGAGCGGCTTGCGGCCCGCGCCCTTGCGTTTTCCGCCTGCGGTCATGGGTTTTGCTTATTTTCATGGTTTTCCCAAGATCCGTTTAAACCGCACTTTTTGCAGTAGTGCCGACCGCCTTCTCGGGTCCAGCCCATTTTCCTCAAGATAGGCCATTGCTCCGAAACTGTGCTTCCGTCTAGCCTTATCCACTCCGAGCAACCGTCGCAGTGGATTTCCTTTGCTGTTAATATACTCATGATGCGATGTCGCTCTTGGCTGCGTTTAGCTTGGTTTCAAGATGAGCCAGATACGCAGCCCAATGCGGCGTATGACGGTCAACATTTCTGTTGGCCATGTCTGCCTTTAGCCGCTCAATCGCTTCCTCTATCGTTTCAACTTTTCGGCTAAGGTATTCTGCTGTCTTTACGAATTTCATGTTTCAAAGTAGGGGTTGAGCTTAAAGCCGTTTAAACGCTCAGCAGGTCAAATGCCTTCGCCTTAAGAGCGTCACCGGAGCCCATCAGCACCGACTCAAACCGCACTTCCGCCCCACTGCGACCTTCCGAAACGCGAGAGGCTCGAGAGTGGTCCACGTATTCCGTAACGGCGTTGAACGCGTCCCAATAGGTGAGCCCGTTATTCCCGGCACCGTGCACGAACAGCCGATTGAGCTCCTTCGCTTGGTTTTCTGCTCGAGTGGAGGTTTCCACGCCTTCACGAATGCCTAGAAGTTTGTTGAACGCCTCTGAAGCCTCTTTCGGGGTGAGCCAGTTCGACGCCATGCGCTGAATGGTTTCGCGCTCCCGTTGCTCTTGAGCCTCAACGTATCCCAAGACCTGCAACGCGGATTGAACTCCCTGCTCAACGTTGCGGGTGTGACGCACCCCGAACACGCGATTTCCACCGGAAACAGCCATTTTCCAAGTATTTGCGCACACCACCCTGATGTTGGTCCTGTGAAGCTCAAAGCACCCGCTTCCATCATGGCGATTGAGCCACAGGTCATATGTCAAAACCGTGTCGTTCGCCTTTACTGACCAAGCCGACCGCTTCACCAAGCACCATTCGCGAGCTCCATTCCTGAGCGTTCCGGCGGCATCGACAACGGCTTGCCCACCGTAAACCCCCTCAAGGATCCGGTACATGGTTTCCGACTTCAGGACCCCGTATCCCTCACCCACCACCGCCAGAGGCACCTGCACGCCTTTTGAGGTGATTCCGACAAGTCCCTTTTGATTTGGGAGCGTGAGGCCGTTAAGGTGGACTGGGACTTCGATGATGTCCCGATGTCCTACGCCTTCAGCGAAGACCCGTAGTGGGCTTAAAAGGCCCGGAAACACTGTCCCTAGGCCATGCCATGCTGGGGTGTTGCTGCCGTAAACTACCGTATCGTTAACTTCGATTTCGTGGCTCATATGTTTTTCTGTTTTTCTAGCGTTGTTTTTTTAACAAAGTTTACCCAGCAATGTTCCGAGTGAGCGCGTTTCTCTTATCAGACTCGTCTACGATATGCATCATTATGGTTAGGAGCTCCGCTTTAACGGAAGCGATTCGCGCAATCCTTGAACAGTGTTCTTCGTGTGCTTTCTTCCAAGCACCGTCGCCCTGCGGGTAGTAATCACGTCCGTTGAATTCAAGCTGATAGAAGGCATCTGCCGCCTTAGAACAGGCTTCGTATGCTGCTCGATACCCCTCCATCAGCATTTTTTCACTTGTGCCGTTAAGGTGGATCGTTGGCAAAACTATGGTCTCAGATTTCATATTAATTTCTAGTGTTTCCGTCTCTCCCTTTTGGGATTAATTGGAGACTGGCATATGTTTCAATCACTAGTCAACTATCTTTTTTCGGGATTGGCTCTTTAAGTGGTTTTGCCCTTTAAGGCGGTTTTGCCCTTTAAGGCGTTTTTCCGGCTGAAAAACAGCAAACCACCCCGCAGGACCACGTACGTAGGACTACGTAGGTAGTGCTACGTAGGTAGAGATACGTACGTAAATTTACGTAGGTTTTGACTTCGCTCTTTCCACCATGCTAGGACACTGCAAGGCCAGCAAATGCCCTTTCCTTGGCAATAGAGGCGATTCAATCTGCGAGCCATGCCATCGCCTAGGCCTGAAAAAAGAACGCGGTAAAAGCGAAAGGAAAGGCGTGTTTTTTTGGACACAAAAAAGCCCCTCTTTTTGAGAGGGGCTTGGGTCGCGATAGTCGGTTTACTTGGCGTCGTGTCTCGCCTGCAACGCATCTGCCCACGTTTTTGCGTCTGCGTAGCTCGATCGATACCCTGCGCAGGTCTGGACCGTTTCGCCGTCACGCTCCGTGCGCTCGATGATGACCCAGATGCCTTCGATCCTGTCGTAGTGCGGATGGAAGGCGGTTTTGCTCATCGTGGTTTTTTTAGCAATAGTGACAGACGGTGTGTATTTCATTTGATTTGCGTTTATGACAGGAGAGAAAAGACGGCGGCAGACAGTAAACCGCAAACTGCGACGGCGAGGAAAATGGCGGAGGTGACTAGATCAGATTTTTTCATGGCTTTTAGTTTGATGCAATTGCAGACGCTTTGCGCTTGGATTTCCCATGCGCAGGAAAGCCGATGATGACAGATCTCTGCCTCTGGCATAGGCCGCAGCTAGCGCACGTGACATCGTCGCGAGTGACCGCCGGGCAAATTACCACTTTGCGACCCGCAGGGGTTGCAGTGTTTTCGATCTGGCTAGATGGTAGGACAACTACAACCGGCCCGCAATTAGTGTCCGCGAGTTCGTCCGCATGTTTCAGGTTGTTTGCGGATAAGTTAACCGTAAACCCGTTCGCATTAGAGTTGCGTATTGCATCTAGGTTGGCCGCTGCGGAATACTTATGCGTATAAGTCCATCCGCGCTTTCCTTTGTTTGCGCCAACTAATTGCGAAAGTGCAACGGTGTCAATTTCCTCGCCTACTCCGGGCAGGTCCCCCGCCTGATTATGCCGCCATAATTGGCCCTCTGGCAGGCCTGCAATTTCAGAAAGAAATTGAGACCAAAACAACCCCCGTTCGCCGGAGCTGACTTTCTGCCAGTGCAGCGCGAGAGGACCGGATGCGGCATAACATCCACCAGATCCGTACTGATCAACTCTGCGAAAAGGGCAAGACGCTGGACAGGTGTCGGCTGAGGATGTCGAAACCGGAATTGGTCCGGTTTTGGCATTGCCGCTACTAAGCGTTAGATGCGTTTTCATTCAATTTCCTATTTTTTGTTGTTTGTGCCGAGCTATTGCCCGACTGAGTGAATCAAAAGCTAGTCAGCTATTGGTGTCGAGCCTCATTCGATGGGTGGTAATACGTAGCAGTTCTTTGCATCCTAGTTGCAATCCGGTAGGAGGGACATGAGACCGCGCATCCAAATCCACAAGGGGAGCAAATACCAACAAAGCAAAGATGAAAGAAGAGAGAGAGAGGGAAGGGAAGAGAGGAGCCGATGGAATGAGGAGCGCTAGGGGAATGTATGGCGGAATCTATGGGGAAGTTACCGGGGCAATGTATTCACCCCATTAAGCACTCACGTCACGCGCCCTAACTACCCAAGTAGATCCACTCTACTCAACAATAATAAGGATTACCTGAGTAGAACTACCGGGGGGGAGGGGGTACGCGAGGTGGGGGGGGAGGAAGATTGGGATTCATCAACTAGCCCCTTTAAAAAAAATACAAAATAGTCCCCCTCCTCCCTCTATGGGTAGCGTAAGTTTGCCTATGAGTAACGTAGCTAAGGGCTTAGCTTTGGTTGTTTGAGTAGTATAATTGTAAAAAGAAGAGGCTTGCTTTGTTTGAAGATGTTTTGCATAACGTGGGGATGGGACGTAAGTCTAGCAATCCACTGGTTAAGTCTATCGCGGAGCATACGAACAAGGAGGGCAACTATTTGGAGCGGCGTGATCCTCAGTTGGCGGCGGCTGTTTTGGAGATGCTGTGTGAGGGCGAGAGCTTTAGGGAGATCCAGAAGAAGACTGGGGTTAATTGGGATACGGTGGCGCGGATGAAGGCGCGGCACAACATGGTGGTGGAAGAGCGTCGTAAGCTTCTGGCGCAGGATGCTCTGGACATTGCAGAGGGTCTTAGACTGCTTCAGAAGGAAAAGATGCGGATGTTGGCTGAGGATCCTGAGCAGTTGGCTAGGACAAACATTCGGGACTTGACGCTTCCTTGGGGCATAGCGAATGACAAGTATCTGTCGGCTATGGGAGAGAACAAGGTGACCATTGAGCATCGGGCCGCAGCTCCTAGTTTGGAAGATGCGATGAAGGCCATTGAGGAAGCTAGGGCCAAGTTTAAGGCTAGTTCCTTGGAGGTTTTGACAAAGGACGTAACTCCGTGAGTTTAATCTGGGAGAAGCATGAGGTGTTGAAGCCTCCGTCGGACGAAGAGCTTTCGTCCATGAGTCCGGCAGAACTCTTAAGTTTGCATGAGGTTTTTCATGCGGCAATTGCGAATAGCAAACGTGATCCCTATCGGTATGGATGGAAGCTTCCTCATTGGACAGATGCGGAAGAGTTTTTGCAAAGTCATGCTGAACTGCTAGTTAGCGGGGGAAATCGGTCAGGAAAAACAAGATGGGCTGCTCATGCAGTGGTTAAAGCAGCCATTGAGAATCCTCAATCGACAATTATGTGCTTTGCGCAGAATGCCGATGTTTCGATTAGACAGCAGCAGAGCGCGGTGTACGACGCCCTTCCTGAGGAGTACAGGGTGAAGGTGCTGGGGACTGAAGA